TAAAATACAAGAAGTTTGCTCTAATTTAGACAATATTTATGATAAAAAATGTGATAATAACAAAAGGTTATTAGCATCAGAAGAGTCAAATAGAGAAAATTTATCTGAACTAAATAATCTAGATGACAATATTTTGTTATATCCTCATTTAGATGACCCAAATTTCAATGTAAAAATTGCGTTGAAAAAGGAATTTAACGACACAAAATATGATGGAACGATATATAGTGTAAAAGATTATGCTGAAATACTAAATAAAGCGGAATATGAATTACTACCACAACAAGCATTTGTAAGAAATTTTATGTCATTCCAGACTCCATATAATAGTTTATTACTATTTCATGGTCTGGGTTCAGGAAAAACGTGTAGTGCTATAGGGGTATGTGAAGAAATGCGCGACTATTTAAAACAAATGGGTATTTCAAAACAAATAATCATTGTAGCAAGTCCAAATGTTCAAGACAATTTTAAGTTACAGTTATTTGATGAACGTAAATTAAAAGAAGTAGATGGAATATGGACAACAAAAGGTTGTTTAGGGAATAAATTATTGAAGGAAATTAATCCAACTGGTATGAAAGGATTACCAAGAGAGAAGGTTATACAACAAGTGAAAAATTTGATAAACATGTCTTATTATTTTGTTGGTTATCTACAGTTTTCAAACGACATTGTTAGAAAATCAGGTAATCCAGAGTTAAGCACGGAATCAAAAATACGAAATTTACAAAACGAATACAGTGATAGTTTAATTGTTATTGACGAAGTTCATAATATAAGAATTTCCGACGACAATGAAAATAAATCTGTTGCTAAAAATCTTATGTATTTAGTAAGTGTGGTTAATAATTTGCGTTTGTTGCTTTTATCTGCTACACCTATGTTTAATAATTACAAGGAAATTGTTTGGTTATTAAATTTGATGAATATGAATGATAAACGAGGTATTATTAGTGTGTCTGATATTTTTGATAAAAATGGAAATTTTAAACCGGAAGTGAATGGTATTACTGGTAAAGATATGTTAATACGAAAAGCAACTGGATACATTTCATATGTGAGAGGAGAAAATCCATATACATTTCCTTTTAGGGTATATCCTAATGAGTTTGCTCCTGACGCAACATTTAAAAATAAAGAAGAATATCCAAAATATCAGTTAAATGGCAGAAAAATTCCAGATGACCGAAAAATTGAAAAACTTAGTGTATTTTTGACACCAATAGGAAGTTATCAAGAGTTAGGATATAAATATATTATTGACCGTTTGATGTCCCGGCAAGAAACTGTTAAACAGACAAGGTTAGGAAAGACAAAGAAAGTGGCTAGTTTTAAAAGTCAAAAATCATTTGGATACATAGACTTACAAATTCCATTAGCTTCATTAAATATTGTTTATCCTTTGGATAACGGATTGTTAGAAGCATTAACTGAAGATATAGAATCTATTGAATTTGATGAAGAATATGAAGATGAATTAGAAGATTTGTCTCCTATAATAGGTAAAGAAAGAGAAATTGATATTGTAGAAGAAATAGATGATGTAATAACAGATGGACCTAAATTAGAACACAGTGTTAAATCAGATATTCGTATTCAATCAAATTCAGAAATAGAATCCGAACCAGTTGTAACAGAAGGATTAGATGCGGATGTAAAATTATTTGATGAAGTTATTGAATTAGATGCTACAAATATATCTTCAAATAAGCAACAAGTAGAACCTATGATAAAAGAGACAATGATTGCCGAGGTTTTAGAAGAAATTCAACCTCAAAATTTAAAACAAAAAACAAAGCCGACTCAGAAACCAAAACCAACACCTAAAATAAAAACAACATTTAAAAAATCAATTGTTTTAGAACCAGAGAAGGCAGAAATGCCAGAAGTAGTAAAAAAAAGAGCAACAAAACCAAAAAAGCTAGAGAAAACACATATCATTGAAGGTGAAACCGTAAGTCATTTACCAACTCAAAAAAACGAACCTCAAACACTGGAAGCAACTTTAAGAAAAGGAGGCGCGTTTCAGGTTAAACCAATAGCAACTGGTAAAAAACTATATATTAATCCAAAAGAATTAACTGGAAGTGATGGGTTAAGACGCATTATGGATTATAGAGACGAGAAGACACCAGCTGTAAAAGGAGATTTTGAATATAAAAGAAATGTAACACATATTTTTGAACCAAATGAAATCGGTAAATATAGTTCTAAAATTAAAAACATTTGTGAAAATATTTATGATACTGTTACAAATACAGTTTCAGACGGTATAATTTTGATATATTCGGCATATTTAGATGCTGGATTAATTCCAATGGCATTAGCTCTTGAATCAATGGGGTTTACACGATTCGGTAAAAATACAAAGCCCCTGTTCAAAACAGCTCCAACATCCGTAGTAGATGTAAGAACAATGAAACCACCTGGGAATAGAAAAGATTTTAAACCAGCAACATATTCAATGATAACGGGTGACCCTCGTATTTCACCTAATAATGATTACGAAATGAAAGGCATAACAAATGATGATAATATAGAAGGTAATAAAGTTAAAGTAGTCTTAATTTCTCAAGCAGGTTCTGAAGGATTGGATTTTAAAGCAATAAGACAAATACATATTTTAGAACCATGGTATAATGTAAACCGTATTGAGCAAATTATAGGCAGAGGTGTTCGAAATTTCAGTCACAAGGGTTTACCTTTTGAAAAGAGAAACGTTCAAATATTTTTATACGGAACGATGTTAACAAATGCTTTAGAAGAAGCAGCGGATTTGTATGTATATCGTATTTCAGAAATAAAAGCAGTTAAAATTGGAAAGGTAACCCGTTTATTAAAAGAAACTTCAGTTGATTGTATAATAAATCATGACCAAACTCAATTTACACCAGATAATTTTAATGAAATTATCGAAAATCAGGGATTAACTCAAATATTATCAAATCATGATAAATTAGAGAATTTTGAAATAGGTGATTTACCTAATTCAGCAACGTGTGATTATATGGAGACGTGTGAATATAAATGTCTACCAAATATTGATAAGGATAATGAGTTAGATGAATCGATGTTAAACTATGATACATATAATGAAACATTTATGTTGGTTAACTCTGATAAGATTATACAAAAGGTTAAAATGTTAATGCGTGTCCGATTTTTCTATAAAAAACGTGATTTTTTACAATTAATTAATATCCCTAAACCATATCCAATAGCACAAATATATTCGGCATTGAATCAAATGATAAATGATAATACAGAATATATTATAGATAAATATGGTAGAACTGGATATTTAGTTAACATTGGTGACTACTATTTATTTCAGCCTAGTGAATTAAATTATGAAGGTGTGAGCATTTACGACCGTTCAGTGCCGTTAAATTTTAAACACGAGAAAATACTATTCGAGTTAAAAGATAAGAATGTTCCAAGGGATGATAGGGATGGTGAAGTTGTTGTTGAAATGGTTGATGAAGAAATAGCAGGAAAAGATATAATAACAACAATATTTGAAAATTATAAGTTAGCTTTAAATACATCAAGCATAGATAGAGGAAATAAAAATTGGTATCAGCATTGTGGTATAGTAATTAGAAAAATGAAAGAAGAGGGAATTAGTTTAGAGCTATTAGAGACATTTTTAATAGAACATATTGTGGATTCATTAATGATGAATGAAAAGGTTAATGTGTTAAACTACTTATTTTCAACCAATAAAATTGAAGGGCTAATACCAGGAGACCAAATTTTTAAACGTTTTATACCAAGAGTAAAAGCATATTTGATGAGTAAAATGATAGTTGTAAAAAATATAACTGCTATGGTTATGTTTAATGGTCCTTCAAGTGTCGAAAATTTAAATATTTTTGTTTTGAATGGAAAAAAATGGCTTCCAGCAGAGCCAGAAGATAAACTAAAATTACAAGAACCAATAATGAAAAAGTATATTTTTACTCAGAGTCAAATACAATCATTAAATAAATATGTTGGTTTTATTGGATTTGAAACAAATCGTAAATATATGGTATACAAAATTAAGGATACTAGAAATACACGAAGCACTGGATTCCGTTGCGACCAATCTGGAAAAGAAAGTGTAACAGAGGTATTAAATAACATCGAAGAAGGTGATAAATTTAGTAGCAAACAAACAAAAGAAGGTGCGTTTGAATTATGCGTTAGACAAGAGTTTACATTAAGAAATAAGGAAACCATGGGTAATAAACAAAATATATGGTTTTTAGATACTGAGACGGCAATTATGAATGAATTTGAAAAAAAAGAGAAGCCAGATAAAAAATAAAATAAAATAAAAGAAAATAAAATAAAATAGGTTTATTTATTGTATTTCTAATTTTATTTAAGTTATATTAAATAAAATTGAAAAAATATAAATATTAAGTATGTATAGTATAATTATAATATGAATACTGAAATTGAAAATACTTCTAAGCAAAATAGACAACAAAATAAAAATACAAAATATAAGCAAAGAGAAATTAAAACTGTTTACAGTGATGCTCAGATAACAAAAAATATTGTAATACCTGTTAATATGGTTGGGAAAAATTTACAGAAAACAATTGAAGAATCTATTTCCGCAATGATAGAGGGAAAGTGTATTGTAGAAGGATTTGTGAAACGAGGGTCTGTAAGGATTATTACTTATTCGAGTGGTATTATTCAAGGAGATAAAGTGTTATTTGATGTAGTTGTAAAATGTGAAGTTTGTTATCCAGTTGCTGGTATGTTGGTAAACTGTGTAGCGAAAAATATCACGAAAGCAGGTATTCGTGCGGAAAGTTCAGAGGAACAACCATCACCATTTGTATTATTTGTGGCAAGAGACCATTATTACGACAGCGATGTATTTAATTCAATCGAGGAAAATGACAAATTTGTAGCCAGAGTTATAGCTCAGAGATTTGAGTTAAATGATAAATATGTATCCATTATAGCGGAGATAGTTCCTCCTAGTAAATATTCAAACCAAGCACCAAAACAGCGTTTAGAAATTATTTAAAAATAATTTTACAATAGGTTTAATATAAACACCATAATACATTATAATAATTTATTTTTATCCTTGTTTACATTTGAATATTTGAACAAAACAATTTATATTATCACATATGTATATATACATATATATGTGTTTTTCTGAAAATATTTCATTGGCAATAGGTCTAACAGGTATTTTATCAAGTATGTTTTTTTATAACAAAAATATTTATGCTGCGATAGGAATAGGTTATTTTGCTCTTATGGAAATATTACAATTTTTTCAATATAAAGTAATAAATGAATGTAATAATGATTATAATAAATTTCTAACAATTTTGGGATATATTCATATATGTTTTCAACCATTATTTTTCAATATATGGTTGTTTGCTTTTACAGTTAATCCAAACTTCATATTTTTATATATGTCATTTTTTGCTGGGTTATTATTAACAAGTCGTTTATTTTTTGTTACAGACAAAGATTTGTGCGATGTTAATAATGAACCTTTGTGTGGTAAAAAAACCTGCGCGTTTTCAGGAAATAGACATATTGCTTGGAATGTAAGATTACGTGCTCCGGGGAAGTATTGGTTCACACCAAGTATTGGTTTACATTTTTTTATGTGGGTAATACCAGTTCTAACGATATTTCAAATAAAACCTATTTTAGCGTTGCTATTGACGGGTCCATATTTAGGGTTTTTGTTAACAACCAATATACACGAGCAACCAGCTATATGGTGTTATACAGCAATAGGACAAATGTTACTAACATATTTTTTGATAAAATAAACAAGGATTAAAATGTATAAAATAATTTTTAATATTAACTACAATTTTATATTAAAAGTAAAATTATAATATAATAAAATTAATAGATGGAAATAGAATTAGAAAAAGATAATTTTGAAGTAGAAGATGAATCATTTGATTTCAATAAGTTAAATAGTATGCGAGACGCTATTGAAAATATGTCCAAATTTAATCAAATAGAAGTATTACGAATTTTAACTCGTCATAAATCAGTTCATATTAATGAAAATAAATATGGAATTCACATTAATTTGAGCGAATTGAAACCGATTATTTTAAATGAGTTATATGTTTATATTAATTATGTAAATAAACAAGAAATAGAATTATACAACACTGAAAAGCAAAAGGAGTCATACAAAAATACATATTTTATAAAAGATAATAAAGATAATCTATGAAATAATATAAATAATAAATAGTCTTATTTATAAATGAAGTCAACTAATTACAACAAAAACAAAAACAAAAACAAAACCAACAATCATAATAGAAATCATAATAATAGAGGTAACACAAGTGTAAACAACCATCAACAACAAAAAGCAAATTACGATTATAATATTTTAACAGAATTAAAAGATTATATGCTTGATAATAAAAATATTATTTTATTTACAAAAAACATTATAGATGTTACTACTAGTGAAAAAAACGTTTCGAATTCAAAACCAATCGTTACAACTAATGCGATGAAGACTCAAATTAAATTACAAAGAGATATACACTATAAGCCTAGACAAAAAGATTCATTGTTCTGGTGTTTTTATATATTAAAACATGGGCTTTCAAAATACGAAATGGAAATAGGTAACCAACATTTTGTAGTTGAGAAACAAGAGAAATTTAAATATATTGAGATGCTGCGAAATTCAAAGGATATTTTAAAAATACATAAAATTAAACCATTAACTTTTTTAGAAGATGATTTAGCAAATAATGAAATAATATCAATTAAGACATTTTTTGCGTTATGTATTCTAGAAAAAATTAATATTATATTAGTTGACAAGCGTAAAATATATGAAACTATTATGACAGATGAATCGAATGTAAATGTGGTTCATAGAAATGGAGAAACAAAAGAACATTATATAGAGTTAGACATAAAAAATGAAACAATACAAACATACAGAGACACGTATTATAAAATGAATAATTTTGATGATGGACTAAAATCAATGTCAAGTTATAAACTAGATGAGTTAATGGAATTATGTAAAAAATTAAACGTTGATTTAGTTAAAATTTCTGGAAACAAGTCGGATAACACTAGAAAAAAGTTAACCAAAAAGGATATTTATGAACAGCTTGTTTTACATTTTTAAGGTATAGTTATAAAAAAAATTGAATAACAATATAAAAATATGTCTATGGATATATATATACAATGTCAAATAAAAACTCGAAAGAAACAAAATCTCCGGAACAATATGAAATGAAATGGTCTGATTTACCGCCGATGAATAATTTGTGGCAGGAAAATCAAGGAAAATCTGCTTGGGCTGATTGGGATGATACTCATTTGTTACCGGAAAATCAAGGAAAAAACCCTTGGGACTCAGATTATGTACAAAAAAAAGATAAAGAAAAAAATAAACTAGAAGCTATTATTGAAAGTTTTGATGAACCTGACCCAGTTCCAATTGTTCCTGAACAAAAAAGTAAGGAAAAAGAAAGACCCAAAGCTTACGAGCCAGTAAACCCAAAAAAACAGTTATTACATATATCACAATTATTATTACAATCCAATCCAGGAAATTATAATGCTTTTGAGATGGAAGTTAAATTTGGAACAAAGGGCATTCGACCACTAACAAAAATGGACTATGATAACGTGGTAAATCGTTTATCCTTGTTAAATTTTATAACGGATTCAGCAAAAGGTAAATATTCACTAAAAATCCAACCCGAGTTTTTAGATATTAAAACAGGAGAATACAAAACATCCGCTGATTTTGACCGTTTTCGTATTGAAATTAATGAATTAAACATTATTCAAGAATACTGTAGAAATAATAATTTAAGCAGTCTATTAGAAAAACACTCCAGCAATTTTGTAAGTATTATGAAAAAGCAAGATGTGTTTATTGATAACGCACCAGTAAGAAGTGCCGATTTCAATGATTTCAATTTTAGGGTTACGTATAAATCCGAAGAAACAATTAGCAAACGAGGTAAAATGGGTCAGGAAATTATGTCTAATTGGGACAAATCAAAAAAACAGTTCAGATACATTAATCGCGTTTCTTATACAAAACCAAACTTTCCATTTCGCATTGATTTAAGTATTGTTCGTTCTTCTAGTAAAGATAATCGAGGTCGATTTATTAAAACATATAACACTGCCGATTCAAATGTATTTCAGAACCCGGAAACGTATGAAATAGAAATTGAAGTGTTAACTGACATGGCAAAACAAATATATAGAAGTCCTGAACAATTAGTTGATGCTACAGAAAAGATAACAAAAATTATATTATCTGCGCTACAAAAAACAAACTATCCAGTTTCATATGTAGAACATAAACAGGTATTAAATGATTATATGCGTTTAATTCACGAAGACGACGCAAAAAAGAAAAATATGGTATACGAACCTAAAAAGCGTGTTTATTCTAGTGATTTTATAGGCCCAAGTTCAAGAACACTTCAAATAAAACATATTGCTCCTGTTAATCCTGATATGAATATACCCAACATCACAGCTCCTTATTCATATTGCGTTACAGATAAAGCAGATGGTGATAGACATTTGATGTTCATAAGTAATTCTGGAAAAATATATTTGATTAACACCAATATGGATGTTATATTTACAGGCGCTAAAACAGAAGAAGACCGTTGTTTTAATACATTGATTGACGGTGAATTAATTTTACATAATAAGGAACGCGCATTTATTAATACATTTGCTGCGTTTGATATATATGTTGCGTCAAACATTAGTGTTAGAGAAAGACCATTTGTTGAAATACCTACAAAGGATGCGAAATTATTTAAAGAAGGTTGTCGTTTACCTATTTTAAAGGAAATGATTAAAATTTTAAAACCTATTTCGATTGTAAACCCTAAGTATGATAAAGATGAGACAAAAGGTATTAGTAAAATTGATGAACAATTTAAACAAAACAAGGTGAAAAGTCCTATGACATTTATTACCAAAAATTTCTATCCATTATTTTTAGAATCAGACGAATCTTTCAACGAAAAATCTAGTAAAGAAAAATCGGTTAACTACGATATATTTGGAGCATGTAAATTTATTCTACAAAGAGTGAAGGATGGATTATTTGAATATGATACAGATGGCTTAATATTCACACCCACTTTATTTGGTGTAGGCGGAAGTCGTTATTTAGAAGCAGGTCCGTTAAAAAAAATCACTTGGGAATACTCTTTTAAGTGGAAACCAGCTAAATTTAATACTATTGACTTTCTAGTAACAACACAAAAAGGTGCCGATGGTAATGATAAGGTTACGCCTTTGTTTGAGTCCGGTATGAACATGCTGAAATCAGCACAATTTAGTCAATATAAGACACTCGACTTACGTGTTGGTTTTGATGAAAAACGCCATGGTTATATTAATCCTTGTCAAGATTTATTAGACGACAATATCCCCGAACCAAGAGACAAATATGGTGAAAACGAAGACTCATACAAACCCAAAAAATTTTATCCATCTGACCCAGCAAATCCAATGGCTGGGTTATGTAATGTAATGTTAGAAATAGATGCGAACGGAAATCCACAAATGTTTACAGAAGAACGACAAGTATTTGAAAATAATACTATTGTAGAATGTAGATATGATTTTAGTAGAGAAGGAGCTTGGCGATGGATTCCGTTGAGAGTCCGTTATGATAAAACAACCGAATTCAGAAATGGAAAGGTTAGCTGTAACGATTATAATACAGCAAATGACAATTGGTATTCTATTCATAACCCGATTACAGAAATAATGATAATGACTGGTCAAGATATACCTGTTGAAAATTTATCAGACGAAATTTATTATAACCGGGTTACTGCTGAAAAACGAACAATGGGACTACGAGATTTTCACAATTTGTTTGTAAAAAAGCTATTAATACAATCTGTTTCGAAACGCGGAAATACATTAATTGACTTTGCTTGCGGACAAGGTGGTGATTTTCCAAAATGGATTTCGGCTAACTTAGCATTTGTATTTGGGATTGATATCTCTAAAGATAACATTGAGAATCGTATAAAAGGAGCTTGTGCTCGTTATTTAAGTTATAGAAAAGAATTTACAACAATGCCATATGCTCTATTTGTTTGGGGAAATAGTAGTCAAAATATACGTTCAGGTAAGGCCGCATTCACAGATAAAGGAAATGCTATAACTCAGTCGGTATTTGGTCTAAAACCACTTGATAAAAATTTGGGACCAGCTGTAGAACGACAATACGCAAAAGCTTCGGAAGGTTTTAATGTTTCATCGTGTCAATTTGCGTTACATTATATGTTTGAGAATAAGTCAATATTTTACAATTTTGTTCGTAATGTAGCGGAATGTACAAAACAAGGTGGTTACTTTATAGGAACAAGTTATGATGGTAAAACAATATTTAATCGTTTAAAGAATAAATCAATCGGCGAAAGTATGGAGATTTACATTGATGATAAAAAAATATGGTCAATAACAAAGGATTATGATAATGTGACTTTTGATAATAATGATAGCTCACTAGGATACAAAATATCCGTATACCAAGATTCAATAAATCAAACAATTAGTGAATATTTGGTTAATTACGATTTCTTTATAGAGACAATGGAAAAATATGGATTCAAATTAGTTCCGCTAGATGAAGCTAAAAAAATGAATTTGCCAGATGGAACAGGAATGTTCATTCAATTATATAACAAAATGATATCAAATGTGGAACGCAATCCTAATTTAGAGAAAGAATTAGGTGAAGCACTCAATATGTATGATTTCGAAAAAGACATCTCGTTTTTGAATCGTTATTTTGTATTTCAAAAAGTTGTTACATATGATGTAGAAAAGATAACACGTGTTATTTTGGAACAAATACCAGAAGAATATGAATTTGAAGAGCGTCAAACAAAGGCTATTCAAAATGTTGTTAAAAATATGCCAAAACCCAAGCCAGTTAAATTGAGAAAGACATTACAATTACAAGAGGCATCAGAAGCATTAGAAGAAAAAGAACAACAAAATTTGGCTCCTGTAGTAGCCGAGAAAGTTCCTGCTGCTGAAATGGTAGAACCAGAAAAAAAGGTAGAGGAAATGAAAAAAATAAAACAAAGACAAACAAAGAAAAAGGCAACAGTAGCACAGGAAGAAATTGGCGATAATAAAACAACTACAACTCGAAAGAAAAAGGCATTAGAGTTTACGGTGGTTGAAGAATAACAATAATACAATACAATACAATACAATACAATACAATACAATAATATTAATATTATTGTAAAATAGGTATAAAAAAGATATAAATATTTATTTGTAACATATAATAATTAAATTAATAACAAATGAATTATTATATAATACCAAAAAATAATTTTAAAATCAAAATTTTTTTAACAGAAATGAACAAACAAACGAATCCTGTTGTTTCGTATAGTTTAATATATCATTTAAATGATATTTACAGCAATTTAACAAAATTAGAAGACAGTTCATCAAATATGACATTAGATTATATAAATAAGATAGTAAATCCTTTTGAATTTATTCACACAAATGTTCCAGGGTCACATATATCTGTTAGCAAGGTAAAAGCGGATTCAAATATTTTTTTTGAGTTATATGAAATATTTCAATTATGTGATATTTTAAATTTATATCAATTAACAAAAACAAGTCAATTGAGAACCGCCCATATGACATCAAATTATAGTTCAACTATATATTTATTTAATTTATTGCGAGAAGAAAATGAGGATATTAATATTGTAACAGAATTTGAATATAACAAAATGTGTGAAATGTTTGTTACAAATAGTTTTTCATCCAAAATAGATTTATTTATTTTTGAATATAAAGATGAAGACTATACAAACATGAATCAATATATAAAAAATGTATTGCTGACTTTTTATATAATAATTAAATTTCAATCTAATAATGGTAGCTGTATAATTAAATTAGACAATATATTTTATAAAATAATAATAGACATAATTTTTATCTCATCGTGTGTTTATGATAAGGTTTATTTAGTAAAACCATCCCTAAGTAATATTAGCAAGGGAGAGCGTTTTCTTGTTTGTAAACATTTTAATTGTGCTACAATGATGAATAATAATTTATTGTCTCAACTTGAAGAACAAATCCGTCAACGATTAATAAACTATTCAGATTCATCATTGATTGAAAAAAATATACATTCCATTTTATATAATGAAATTCCATATTATTTTTTAAATAAAATAGAAGAATCTAACTCTATAATTGGTCAACAAGAATTAGAATCGTGGGACCAAATAATAAATATATTCAAAAACAAAAATAAGGACGAAAAGATTGAAACATTAAAACGTAATCATATACAAAAATGTATACAATGGTGTGAAAAGAATCAGTTACCTCACAATAAGTTTACAGATAAAATAAATATATTTTTACAACCTAAAAAAAAGGAAGAAGCTTTTTAATATAGTGTGGCACATATACGCTTGTTTTGTGGTTGCCCCTGAAAGAAAAATGGATTTCCACTGTATGTAGCTGGATTACAAGGAGCAGGTGTTTTTGCCTTATCGTTTTGTAGACGATTTCTTGCGGCATTGGTAGTTATTGTATCCACATTTAGTTTTAATATACGAGTGCTGCTAGATACACTACCTTGTTTGGCATATTGAGGATTATTTGGTTTGTAATACACTTGTTTACAACCTTTCGTGTTGCTTGGACCAGTAATAAGCTCGCCGTTATAAGGACTACTAGCAATTTCATATAAATACGCAATTGCTAATTCAGAACTACTTGCTGGTAATTGGGTTTTTAAAAAGTTAACAAACTCTGGAATTGAACTAGGATTGGTTTGTAATAAAAGAGCATATTGGGGAGCAGTAATAAGTGATTTCTGTATCATCGAATTTGTAATAGCAATAATAAAAGCAATTTCAACGCCTTGTTGAATAGTAGAATTAGGATTACATTGTGCTACATACAAATTAGTTATTGACAATGGACTACCTGGTTTAGCGTATTCGAGTAATTTTTCATTTACAAATGGATATTTTTTAATAATATTCAAAATATTGCTGTCTATTGGTCCAGAGACAAAATTAAACTCTCTTTGTTCAAATGTCTGGCAACGATTATACAAATACATATAATTTGTTTGATAATAATTCTTTTTAACATTGGTGCTTGTTGGTAAAGCTCTTTGGCGTGCCTTTCTTTGCTCATTACAGCATAAAAGAGGGTTTGTAACGCTGGGTTGTGGTTTTTCAGTTAAGTTATCTATAGGTTGCCAATCAGAAACAATACCAACACCTTGACACGTTTTACAATCAGCATCTATACTGACATCAGGTGTAGTATTTTCTTTAATAATAAAGCTACCTGGTTTATCTATTAATTGAGAAACAAGGCTAGATGCTCCATTTGCTGATTTTACAGACCTATTTATATTATAATTAATTCTGGCTTTTTCTTCATCAGTTAATTCGCTAATATTGGCATAAACAGGAATAACAGTTCCCTTTCTAAAATGTTTTATTGGTCGAGGTAATCCAAAACCTGTTGGAAAAATATTACCCAAATCATTATTTGTAAATGGTCTTATATTAGAGGCAGTTATACCTACTGGGTTGCTGAAAATTCCTTTACCCTTCCAACTTTTATAACCACCTTGATGTAAATTATTATTGTATGATTTCATACCTTGAGGATAAAATGCTGAAGACATTATAAAATATAAAAAGAAAATAAAAGAAGTATATATATATAATAAATAATGTTTCTGATTTACAGTTTAATTGTATTTTTTATATTTTTAATAACTTATCAATTATTTTTAGCATGGAATCCGACTATTATGGAAGGTTTAACTAATAATGATAACAAAAAACCTATTATTGAGTATAAACCATATGATATGAATAATCCCAATAACGCTTTAATACTTGGTCAACAGAACGCTGGAAATATTGAGTTTTTGAAGGGTCGTATTAAAGATGTTGATGGTGTAAATATACGACTAGACAATTTGGAGCAAAATATGGATTCAATGCAAGAGCAAATAGATGCTTTAGTTCAACAACAAGCTAGTTTTGCTAATGATATCAATGGCGGCGAACCTATTGATATTTCGGATGAAAAATAAAATAAACCATAATAATCTATAGGAAATTACAACAATACAAAATAAGAAAATCAATATATATATTTATATTTATATAATGTAAATATATAATGTCTGAAATAACTAAAACACCCGAGACAAAAGAACAACTATTAGGCCCTGATTATCCATATTATAAATATATAAAACCTCCAAAAGATATTGGAATGTCTGATAAGGGTAGCCTAAAACAAATGGGTAAAAATGTAGATGGTCTAGTCTCTTACGTAGAATTATTAGTTACTGGAAAAAGTAAAGCATCTGCTACAGGGCAACCTTTAGGAAATAAGTTTTTTTTAAATACAACTGGAAAATGTAAAGATAAAAAAACGGCAACAGAAAAGGATAGATATATTTATGTTAATAACGTTCCATCAGGAAATATTCCTTTTATCTCTTCTGGTATGGGAGTAAATTTTAGTGAATTTAGAGGATTGGTGCCTGGATTAATGAGCAATGTAAATGCTTTTAATCCTATGTCATTGATGAACGCATTTTTCACAGGAACAACTCCAGAGTGTCAGGAAATAACAATGGAGACAATTGATACGGAAAACAAAAAATTTACGGAAACCCATTTTGTGTCTCTAATTGATATCAAAAATATGGACCCATGTTCCTTTCAAAATAAAACAAATCCACTAACAAAGCAAAAATGTGTTAATACTTTTACAAATATGAATCAAACCTTAGATACAAATAATTACGCATGTGTAAGTCAAAAGGTTCCAGATGATTTATTTGCTAAAGCATATGTTACGTCTCTTAGTTGCTTTGGAGTTTATATTGCGTACAGAGCAATGGTTAAATTTCAATTGGTTCCTGAATTATAAATAAAATGAAACCAAATAAAAAATATAATAAGTATTGTATATTTGTTATTTGTTATTTGTTATTTGTTTATGTTTATTTGTTATTTTATAAAAGGAATCCTGAAATTTCACCAGTATTTTCCATAAATTTTTGATGTTCTTCTAAATTATCACGAAAACATTCTTTCAATAATTCATAGTTATTACTTGATAATATAATAACTATGTTATATTTATTATAATCAACAGTAATTTCATAATCGCAAATAATAATATTATTATATACATCTAATGAACATAAATAATCGTCTATAAATTTCAATTTAATATTTGATTCTTCCAATACTTCGCGTGCCGCAGATTCTTGAATTATATCAATAATATTATCATCTGTAATTTTATCAATTTCACTTTGAAGCATTTTGCCCTTAATTGGATTTCCTCTACTATTCCCGTGGAAATAAGACTTTACTCTTAGTTGGTTATTATATCCACCGCCTACTTTGAAGATAGTTATATGAACTGTTTTTGAATTATAACAGTAATCTTTTTCGTTTTGCGGTGGATTAGCATTCCATAAAATTGGCAATATTTCCTTACAAAACACATTGTGTTTGATTGCTTGTTCAATTGTAACGCCTGGTATTTTATCAATCACTTGTTGTCGTTCACATGTATCTTCATAATTATTTATAATTCTATTTATGAAACCAATTTTGAAATTATCAAAATCAGATGTAATTTCTAACTGCTGAGTATTATTGTTCATATTTTCAATAGTATTGTAGTATTAGTATTTGACATTGATAATATGAACTAATTAAATTCAATTTTTTTGTAATCAAATGTCGTTTGGTTACAAAATATGATGAAATATAAAAATACGTATTTAATTTGTTGTAAATGTTATAGTTTATTTACATTTTTATAATCTGCTAATAAATTATCTATCATAGCACATAATCCATCAAATTCTTTATTTAGGGTTTCTGATGTGATTGAACCATTATTTGGCACAGTAGTCTTAAATTCTACGTTGTTAATCCAATAAGAAAACTCATCGTTTTTTCCACCTAAAAGCAACACAATTTTATTTTTAGGACCCCATGATTGAAATCCAATTCTTAAGTTCCCCGGGTCATTTTCAAGACATATAGCTACAATACCTTGATATTTGTCTTGTAGCTTTTGTATAATTGCTTTAGTCTTTATTGTCAAATATTTGGTTTCCTGTTCATTACTAAACATTTTACATATAGTTATATCGTTGTTTCTAAATTATTTTACTAAGTTATTTTTTACAACGACGACAGCAAGATGCTGTGTGTTTGTGATGTTTATTACACATATGTTTATGAGCGTGTTTGTATTTGCGTGTTTTTCCACCATATGTAGGAGCAGCCGTCGCATTATATGAAGTATTATCTGTAGTGTTGTTACCAGTAACAGCATCAGTTACCTTATTAGTCAATTCAACTGCTTTATCCTTTACTTCTGTAGCTACTTCGCCAATTGTGGTGTCAACTTTGTTAACAGTTTCATTAATTGTATTTGTTATACTATAACTATCATTTCCATAACTAGTGGACTCCTCTTTAACAAATGGTTGTTTAAGCCAGTCCCACCAACCTTGGCTTTCGGCACCAGAAGCATATACTTGGTTTTGGTTCTCATTGGAACCATATATAAAATCAAAAATTCCACCACCTCGTTGGGTTCTGCTTCTAGTTTTACTCTTATTACTTCTTTGATGGTGTCTTTTGGTTCTCTTGTTATAAAGCTTAGACATTGTTATTTATATTATTATATGAGAAATAATATAAACTTGTGATTCTTTTTGAATTTAAACAGAACGATTCATCATCATTCTAAATGCTTCAAAACCAGCTAAAGCACCAGCAACCTGGGCAATCATGTAAGGAATTAAATCAGAACGGGGTAATCTACCAGCATACATCATAGCAATGGCAACAGCAGGGTTAAACGCACCGCCGCTGATAGCACCACCTAGTAAAATAGCAACTGCCAATGCAGCTCCAATTGCCAAATAGTTACCAGAAGCAAAAATAACAAAAACAAGGAGCATTGTTCCTAAAAACTCGACCAAATACTTGTTCATCATTATATAAAATATGTATATAAAAACTAGTATATATTTTTTGATTTAATTCATAATGGTTGAATTTTTAATACGTGCTTCTGGGTATAGCTCCGTAGGCATTTATTCCAGGCTGTGACAAACTATAGTTATATATAGACCCCTTTTTTTTAGGAGCAGTTGACCCAGCTGACCTAGCTCGTTGTAAAGCACTTCTAGTTCCACTGGGATAATAATTTTTGGATGTAATTGGGGCTGCTAAAGGTAATCCAACTTTGTATGCGGATTTACCTATTGCCATACTTTTAATTCTATCTACTCGACTAGACGATGACATAGGCGCAATATAATTCACGTGTGTTGAAACCGGAATCTGACGTTGCGAAGAATATGAAATTTTAGTTGTAGGAGTGGATAATTTACCTAAAGCATCTTGTCTAGCTTTTTCTTGAATGCTTATATCTGTAGCTCTTATATATTGTCTTCTGGCATTAACATTCATTTCCGAATTAAGTGGTTCTTGACTAGGTAAAAACTGCTGTGGTGTGGGTCGTTGTCCATTTAAAACACCATAACTATGATACATCATTGAAAATGGATAATTATTGGTTGTTAGTGGCCCGGTAACGGGTGTATTTACATATCCTTGAAATGATTGAGAACCTTTTGATGTAGAAACGCCATATGGAGTAGTCATTTAATATAATATAATATATCTTATTTTATATAAAAAACAAAAAGAACAAAAACAGGTAAAATAAAAAGAACAAGTAAATAAAAAGAAACGAGTAAATAAAAAAGAAACAAGTAAAATAGTTAAAATAATTAAATTAAATAATTGATATTCATGTTAGTATAAATCCTAAATTAATTCCTCAAGTTTATCATTTTTGTATAGAAATAAATAGCACCCTGACTCTTTGCTTTTAACGCGGGCATCAATGGATGCTTTTGGAGGAATATTGAAACTGATTTGTCTATTAGCTTCTTCTAAAACTTGTCTAAATAATCGAATTCGAGACTCGGAAATATTGTATTTATCATAAACCTTATCTAATAAGTCGACGAACTTATTTCTATTGGTATTTCCAATAATAGGGTTAGCACTGGATGAGAAATGTTTTTTGAATTTAATCTGCCATTCATTGGCAACTGCTTCAATAATATCTCGTTTTTCCTTTGCCACATCTCGAATATAAATATCAGGAACCGTTTGGCTTTTATTGAGTGTTTTAAAAATCTCTATTAAATCTCCTAAAATAGCATTGAAACGAATATTAACAATTAAATATTGATTGTAAATCCATTCGGCGTCATTGTTTGAACCAAAATCGCTCCCAGATATTAAATCAAGTGGTTTAGAATTTTCCTCCTTAATATACCTTAAAGCAGTTAATCTGTGAATGCCGTCTAATACTTCAAAACAATCGCTCGTATTGGTGTAAGTTAGGTAAAGCATAGTATCAATAGGCTTTCTAGATTTATACATATATCTAGCTATGTCTGGGCATCGCGACATATCAGGTGGTCTATTGAATTTCCAATTTTCAATTTTACCATTTAACACATCTGTAATTTTGATTTTATATAACAAATGATTTTCATTAAATGAATGTATTTTCTCTGCGTTCGGAAAGTGGTGTGTCATAATTGCGGAAACCATGCTATTAGGAACAAATTCACTATTTTTATAAGGTTCTCTCATTGTTTGGTACATTTTGTTAGAATTTGATGGATTATTATTATTATTATTAACTAATTCAGATTCTATAAATTCTAATAAAATATTTGATTTAATTTTATTATTTGATGACTTATTAATTTTCATATTGGTTGTCATTGTTGATTGAGCCTCCATTTGTTTGTAACGTTAACTTTAAATACTTTTATTAATTAGTTAAAAATAAAAAACAATTTCAATTTTTTATTTTATTACTTTTTCTCTCATTGTTCTAGTTTTAACAGGATTTATTTAATTTTTTGATATAAATACAATTTTTGAAGGAATACGTCTGAATATTTTTTCAATCAAAAGTGGAATTAATACACCATCCTTTGTTCTTGGATATCTAATCCAAGGCAATAAATATATATTGTCTTCAATCTTAATCGAACTTACAATAACATCAGTGTCTCCTCTATAAACAACATTATCTTTATATTTATTAAATATTTCATCAGTAACTATGACACTTCTATAATAATCATTATTATAAATAACCAAATCTTCCTCAATATAATAATCAAACGAAAATTTATTTTTTTCATATTCACAATCAAACCCTGCTTCCCCTATAATGTTGATAACGTTTTTATTAAATTCATTAGGAACAAAATATGACCAATAAATTAAATCATATTCATCCGAACACATATTTTCATCTGTTGTAATTGTTCCCGTTGAACATTTAATTAATTTTTCACTAATTGAATTATCCATTTTTCAGTATTATAATATGGTATCTTATCTTTATAATATTTTCAATTTTATATTTTAATTACTATTTCTCTCATTGTTCTTGTTTTTAACATCATTTTCATAAAACATTTTTATAAACAACATATAAATTAATCCTAGTAATAGAAAGAATGTTGGAATATAAATTCCGTATGCTCCATTAATTAATGCGTATACAATCATTAAAACTTGTGCTCCTATATTTGTGTAAAACCATACATAAGGTAATGTAGTTGTGTTATGTGTTGTCATAACGTTATATAAGAGGGAACTAAAAGAGGAGAAATTTAGTAACACCGCCGTGGTTGCCATTAATTCATACTTTCCCATATAATATATTTGTATAATATATAAAAATGGTATCAAAAACAATGAAGAAGAAAAATAGAAAATGGTCACTAAAATACAAGCGAAGCATCAATTGTAAACGACCACATGGATTTTCTCAAAAACAATACTGTAAATATGGAAGAAAGACTTCTAAAAATAGAAAATAAGTCATTTTAATTTAGAGCAAAGCCGTTTGTATATAATAATATGAACGATAAAGATTTGAAAATAATACCTTATACCGCAACATCATTGTCTGTTGTTGGTAGATTTATTTTTATGTTTTTATTATACAAAAACAAAAGCACAAATAGTTTATCATTATTGTTTTGTATTTTAAGTATTTTTTCTTCTAGTATGTGGATATATTACAGTATTCAATTACAGGATTTGCCTATGATAGTTAGGAGTTCAATTGAATTAACATTATTGTCATTATCATCCGTTTATATAATTAGAAATAAAGTTGTTAATTATAAAAATCAATCGCATATCCAGGTTCATAACAACCAAATATTACCATTATCTACTTAATGTTTCTTCAAAAACAAATGAAATATTACACCTTTTATCATTTCACGAAACGCAGTGCCTTTGGAACACCCATTTTTTATTATATAAAATAGTTTAAAGACTAATTATTAATAATAATAATTATTGTAATGCTGAAAACAAGTGAAGATACAGAGAAATATATATCAAGTTCAAAAGTAAATATCGACAATTATATACGCAAAAATGAGTATAGAAAAGCATTTTGGTTATTAATTTTATTTTTAGAAAGACTTGATGGTGAAGAAAAAATACAGGTTATTGATTATTATAGTAAGAATATGCAACAATTTGGTTTTCCCCTCTCAGGTGAAAACAACGGGGTTTTCAGTCATTTCGAAAAACGAAGTTAATTTAAGAAAATTTTCATGCTTCGTGGAGAAAAGTTACACTCGTTTGAATAATTCGACAACGCGGAGTGAAAATACTATTTTAATAATACTTTTCCGTCTACTTAATGTTCCTTCAAAAACAAATGAAATATTAAAAAACTTGTCAACCCGAATATAACATCAATTAATAAATATATCCAAGCATTTGTATTGCCTATTATGGC